GCATCAACATACAGTTTATCTAGCTTTTCAACCTCTTTTGACACAGACTCACTGGTCAAGCGCCTAGTGTCAACACGCAATCTGTCTATATACTGGAGGATTTTATCTTTCTTTAAGTTCCGGGCAGCTTGTACGTGAGCAGAAGTTTCAGAATAACCTGCGTCAACAGCCGCTTGTCTCTTACCTTTTCCACTCGCTATACCCTCACAGAACTTTTTTTCCATAGAGGATAAGGTCGCCTCGTTTGTTTGGTGTATTTGATCTAGAGTTATCGCCATATTTATCCAATATAGCGATAACTTTTATAATGTAAATTGTTAATTAACCAACTTGTTCTTGAATAGTAATAACTTCAACATCAACTTCTTTAATATTCCCTTTGCTTACTAAACCTGCAGACATAGCAGATAGTTGCTCGTGAAATGCTTGATAGATATCATGGAAAGTTTTACCGTAACAATAAGCAGTTACAAAGATAGTAGCATCCTGGTAACCCTCTACTTTGCTGGTGTCTTTATAACGTATGACACCTTCGCATTTTTTACTCATAAGCCTCCTTAGCTTTTAATTTATTAATAATTTTAAATTAAAGAATAGATTTCATTTAAATACAATTAAAGAGTTCTAGCAACATATTTAGACCATAACTCGTTCATATTGCTGTGATCTAGTAATTTAGTGCCATGAAAATCTACTTCCCATATCTTAACCATAAGATCATTATTTTTAAAATAAACATCATACTTATATGCTAAGTCTCCATGTCGATGCGGTCCTTCTGTTAGTCTAGCACCACCTGGTCTTCCGTCTTTAGCTACATAACAAAAAGATGCAGCAAACTCGTCAGCTTCAAATCTTGGAAATTGCCATGCTGAATCTCTAGCTTTGTTTATCATTTGTAAAGCATTAGCAGGGTAACCATCGTAGTGATAGTAAACACTAAACGCACCATCTTTATCTTTAAAAGTGTAACATGCTCTAGTTGACATTTTTATCCTTTCTGAAAGATTCAGATAATCTTTCTGATGTTTTTCTTTCTTCTCTTGCCTCTAGCCAGTTTATAATTGCAAGTAAAAGAACACCTACAAAGATAATAAATAAACCAGCCAATATTAATAACTCAAACAACATATCTTTCTCCTTTTTAAAGTGATAGCCGACCCTTTCGTTTGTTACATAGACACTTATTAATGTGCCAGCCTGCTATCACACTCTTTTCTGTTACCTATAGGGTTATAGCCACAAAGAATAAACTCTGTGGCTATAATTATAGAATAAATTAAAATAATCATAGTTATACAATTATTTTAAATCGTAAGTTGCTTTAGGCGTCTTATTAGGCGCACCAGCGGCATCGATAACTTCGATTGCAATAAAACCTCTTTCTCTATCCCAATCAAGATCAATAGTCTTTCCACCAGCTTTTAAAAATTCTCTAATTTTCATGCCAGTTTTGTATAGACTAAATCTCTTGTATCCACCAGATCCTTCTCTTTTAGGATTTTTTGGAACTTTGATTTGGATTTTAGCATCTCTATCGTACTTGTATGTACCCTTAAATTGTTTAGGATCCATAGCCTTACTTTTTACTTTAGCCTTAGGTTTAACTACTTCTGACTTTCTAGTCTTAGGAGTTACCTTAGGTTTTGTAGCCAAGTTAATAGACATAACACTTTCTCCTTTCTATATTTATTTATTATATTTACTATATAAGCAACCAATTAATAAAATTAAACAAGAAAATCAACCTTGCGAGCAGCCTCGGGTATTGGCGGTATTGGCATAAAAATAGTACCAATACCAGTTAAAATAATTGGTATAATTGAATAATAATCGAAAAAGTATTGGTATTGGCTCTTTTTATATTTTTTCATTTAATTTTTTTTTAATATATTTGCTATATTAGAAAAACGTGAATAATATAATTAGCATAATTATTAAAAAAACAAAATCTTTAAATATAAATATCATGGAGATATTTTCTTTTATACTATTTTTTTTAAGGAAGTACAAGTATCGTACTATTCATTCCTATTTATTTCAAGAACAGAAAGAACACCAGAAACAGCATTTGCTACATTTGCAGTAAGAGATAATGTTTGACTTTCTTGAAGGACCAAAGGTCCATCAATCATGTTACTATGAGTGTTAGAGCTTATTTCTTCAATAGCAGTATTAAATGAGTTTGTTAGATTATTTGAAGTTAATGTTACTAAAGTGTTAGCTCCGGAGTTAGTTATTTGAACAGTCTTGATCAATGCTCTACTATCAGAGGGTGTTGTGTATATAAGATTAGCTCCAGTATTGGCTAAACTAAACATTTCATTTTTAAAGATATTAGCCATTTAATTACCTAAAAACCAAGTCTTTCTTTCTTCTTCATTAGATTGATCTTCTTGAAAAGTTGAATTTAAAATTTTAATCATATCCTGTAAATCTTCAATAAGCTGGTCAAAGTCAGTTTTATTGTAATTATTTGGTGCAGTATTTAAACGTGACGTAGGTATCTTTGCCATAGCTTACACTATTCCAAATGTTTACGAAAGTACAACAAAAACTATGTTTCTTGTTCCGTGTCTTTCTTTATATCTTGTGCAACTTCATTAATTTTTCTTTGAATTTGCACCATCTCTATTGTTACTGAGCCATTAGCTAGTAATTCAGAAGCCCACTTGGCTTCAAGGTTTCGCTTCTGGCTCAATTTTTGTTCCAGACTGCTCATGCCATTCCTCCACTGTTAGTGTGTTTATGTTATCAGGAAGATAGTTAGTCATATCTTCCCACCTAAAAGTTGTAATTGGCTCATTCCAAAGAGCCTTTACAGCTTTATCAAGGTTATCGCTTTCAACTAGGCCTTTAGCGTAGTATCCGTAGCGCCTAAATTGAAAAAACACTAACATTTATGTTAGGGCTAACACATTTTTATCGTTTTGTAAAGGTTATTTATACCACTCGGGTACTTGATTTTTCCAGGTAGCAAACTCTTTCTTATGAGCCATGTAAAAAGTTCGATAAGCATCAACAGTATCTTTTCTTTTACATTCGTCTGGCATACATTGAGGTGGTTGCGTAAAATTACCTATCTCGATATTTTTAGGAAACTGATAGATGTGCTGAATAAGTTTTTTATAAGTATCGTGGACTTTATCATATCTTTTAGTGTATTCTTTACAAAGAGCACACCACAAATGTAATAGCCACCTATAATTATCTTTATTCATTCTACACCACATAGCGCATGGATGATTGTAATATGCAGCTCGATATAGAATTTTCTCTTTCTCGTCAGGTAAAACCCAATATTTTACCATAGTTTTTCCGTTTGTGGATAATCGATTTTCCACCTCGCCATCTAAAATTCTATGAGCAGTAGAGAGCAACTGTGCGTATTCAACAATCATTTTAGTAACGTGTTTATCGCAATGATACTCGGCGCATTTATCAGTATGAAAGTCTAAATAAAAAATATTCATTTTCTTCTATTTATAATAAAATAAGCAATTAATAGACCAATTAATAAACAAACTAAATTATACCCAAACATTAATAGACCATACTCGAATGTAATCATTTTAACAATTTAGTTATTTCATCTCTTAATTCTCTTAATTTACAACGAACTTGATAATCTTTTTGAAAATAATAAGCTGGATTATTTTGATCGAAGGTCTTTGTATCTATATAAACAGCGAAGTGTTCAGCATATTTAAGTGGTAGATTTTGACCATTGCCATGATATTTACGTGTACCTCGTCCTTTTACTCTTATTTTGTATCTGTCTTTATTTAAAAATTGTCTTAATAATAGTATGAAATACCTACCATTCTGAGTGTTAGGTATTTTATAAAAATAGTGTACAAATGATTTTTGATTCTTTTTACTTCTAAATGTCATTTTATCCTTTCTAAGTCTTTTTGCGCTTGTCTTATAGTTTGATACCATTTTCGTGTATATGATATTTTATTTAATTTTCTAATCAAAGTCTTCAATTTTATTTTTCTAACCTTTCCATCACCTTTTGTGTAATAAACATTTACATCAGATACTGGCTTATCCATAACTTCTTTTGTAAAATTTCTCTTTTTTATAATCATTCTAAACTAACACATACATCCTATAAAATTACCACTACCATTATTCATCATATGAATATTCATGGATTCTACATAAGTTGTCAACTTTAATCTTAAAATATCACAAAGATCAAAACAAGATAAATCTTGCAATATTACAACATCTTCTAACATTTTTTCTGTAACTTGTATTAATTGATAAAGACCATCATTATAGATAATTATATCCATTAGAATAAGATTACACCAGTTATAAAACCTAACATAAAGAAAACTATTTCACGTCTATAATATAAAGACCATATATCGAATTTACTTTTGATTTTGCTCAAATAAGACATTACCTTTTTCGTCTGTGACTTTATAAACATTCTCTACCTCCCTGTTAAGATCATCTTTATAAAAAGTATCTGCAACTGATTCTATACCATATTCTTCGATATAGTCAGAAACAATTACTTGTGCTGTATCGTTATCTTGACAAGCTTGTATAAAAGATTCCTTGTTTGCGTTAAATTCTTTTTCATCGACTACATTTAATTCGATTTCGCAAGGAACTCTCATATTAAATTTAACTTTTAGCTTCGTCATCTTCTAATACTCCTATACATTTATTTTCTGTGTTAGGAAAACCTGTAAGTTTATCGAACATTTTATGATTGTCGTAACCTAATTCGATACAAGCATTCTCTATATCTTGATAAGTAAATAACATATTTTTAGTTACTTGTAACATTCCCGGTCTTTTTTCTAATGGACCAATTTTTTTTACCATATTCTCCTTTCTAGCACCAGGCGGTAAAGCTAAGTATCAAGGAGCAAACCGCCTGATGGATTTGAGTTAGTTACGTCATTATAACCTCCTCTCGTCCGAGCTATAACTACATAAGACTTAATATAAATACTATTAATAAATATTCCATAATACAATAATCGTTACCATTGTGATAACAGTTTTGTATCGACTAATACTACATTTCCGTAAATATTTCGTCTATTGATATCATTAGTATCACGAGCATCTTCTGGATGTTTCTGACTATAACTATTCCAATAATCTCGATATGCCATAGTAGCTTTATGATTTAATTGAGCATTATTTTTACTTAATGCGTTTTCGTCACAAAGCATTTCGTAGTTTTTTCCATCCCATCTAGCTTGCGATACTTCAACAGTATTGTCGTGTATAATAGCTCTAACATGTTCCCAATCAATATCTTTAGCATGATCAAAGGCGATATGAAAACCGGTCTTGAGTATTATTATATGTTTAGTGGACACTCTCTTTTACCTCCTCTCTTAATACTACCTTGAGCTTTTCGTAGACAGAAATTGGTATGTCTAACTGATATAGCTCATTGTTATCGTGTTGAAATAAAATACGCCAGCAATCTACTCTCAAACGAATAGAAAATAAGATTGGCCATTCTTGATCTCTGTCGTATTTTTTTACATCTTCAAACTCGTGCTCTTTAAAATGACGTGGCCAATTAAAAGCACGTGCCATCGCATTAGAATAAATTAACTGATCTCTAGTAATCATTAAAGTATTCACGTGCGACCGTCCATTATATCTCTTAACTCATCTAGCATATCGCCAGAATCATCGAAGTCAGATACATCTAAATCTACAGACGCAGCAACTTCTTTATCTGACATATCATGAGCAGATATTTTATCTTCTTCTTTCCAACCATCTGGTGGCGCATTATCTTTATTTACTTCTTTGATAATCTGATTTAATTTTTTCTTCGTCATACTTTCCTTTCTATTTTAAGATTAATTTTAAATTTTATAATTTTTAAAAAGTTAAGAAATACAAGAAAATTTTCAGCGATACTTACTATATAAAAGAGTTAAACCGTTGAAATAAACCGGTCCTACGTCACACTTATTTAGTGGATTATAAACTCTTTTTCTATATTTTCAGAATATCTAAGAATTTGCTCAGATGTTTCAGTTGCGTGATAATCTATAAATTCTAGCTTAGGCATTCTATCTATACAGAATTCATAAAAGCGATTGATACGAGGAAAGTAAGGTGGAGAATCAAAAGTAGTGTAGTCAATTGATTTTACCTCTTTAGAATTTTTTTCTTTGTAAAGTATTTTTACATTAAAGTTTTGACCGGGCATTGAATACATTTCTTTAATTAAATCCATTTCTATTTTTTCTTTATCAAACATATTTACCTACAGGTTTTTTTTCCGGTAAAATTATTTCGTAAGGTGTACAATCAAATTTAATATAAATTCCATGCTGATTTATTTCTTCTCTACCTATTTGTTTTATTTTTCTATATGATTCTTGATAACCTTCTAACATACAAGAATAGGAATCTTTGAAGGTAACTGGCCAAGTATGCGCCGGCATGCACACATTTTCTACTGATGAACACATTACAAGAGTTAAAATAAATTCTTTCATGTTCAAAGTATAACATTATTTAAACTTTAAAACATCTTATAATTGTATTTCTTAAAATTTTGTTATTTAGTAAAATAGAATAGTATTCTTCTGTAAGCTCTGCAACTCTTTCTTCACCATGCGGTGCGACCTTAAAGTCATTTAATGTCATAATAATATGAAAAATCTCGTGAAACAACGTGCGTCCTAAAATTCTTTTGGTCAAACCTTTTCTTATTGTTAGAAGATTATCATTATAATGATAGACAGCATAATCTTCTATGTCTTTAAATTTGACTTTGATTATCTTATTTTTGTATTTTATCTCTGTAAGTTTCATAGGGCCAATTTCTTGGCCCTATAATAACATTATCTAGATAACATTCTACTTCTAATAGAGGCGTTATTTACTTGAGTATCAAGACCTATACCACCGCCAGCTGCTTTACCATTATGATATGCGGCTCTATCTCTAATATTCATACTGCTCTTTTTAGAGACAATACGAACACCTTGCGTTTTAAGCCAATCAGTAATAGCTTTCTGCTCGTTTTTATAAACCATAGGTAGACCATCTGGATTTTCTATACCTTTATAATCTGGTACTAACTCTAACCACCTGTCTTTTATTCTTTTTGATAATCGAGTAGCACAGCCTAATTTGAAAGCTTGTTTCATTCGATTAATCTCTGATTTACTACCAGGTACTGTTTCGAACTCTTTATCTGCAAGTTTTACAACAGTATTTATAAAGTAATCGCACATTGACTTAGCTACTATGCGATTAGATTTTCTACCAACAAAAATAGCAACCTTGACATTTCGATACTTTTCATTCATTCTAGAAGAAGTATACATTTGGCAAAAATATAATTTAGCAGTTGCTGATTGTATCCAGCCACGCCAATTATCTCTTTCGACATCAAAGGATTCTTTTTCTATTGGTTCTATTACTGTGTCGTCTTTTACATCTGACATAGATAGATTATGTTCTGAAAGTAACTTTTGAGCTTTTTCTGCTGCAAGCATGGCTTCGTTCTCTGATGCGCCATTTTCTTGTGACATCTTTAAAAGCTTTTGTATACGTTTCAGAATACTTTCTTTTTCTTCTGTCATATTTCTCCTTTCTTATTATTACTTGATTATTATTACTTTATATTATTTTAAATCTTATTCGACAAGATTTTCTTTATTGTGTTCCAATCTTTCGCTATCGCTAATTGACTAAACCTTTCTCTTGTTACACCTTTAGCCAATTCTTCTCCATCGATACCTTTAAATAAAAAAATATCTCTATCTTTTTTCACTATAATGTAGACAAGACCTCCGTAGTAGGTATAAGACTTGTGCCATGCGATTTGTTCTATACTCAATTTTAGCTTCAGTTTGGTTGTTTCTCTTTTGGGGGACTGCAAATACTTTCCTTCCAACCAACCAGTTTGACCATTGGAACAGTAGTGCACATCTGGAATTCCACGTTCAATCTGTGTCTCAATCCTCTGAATAAAAAAATTATTTAATTTAGTCCGAATTACTTGCCAAATTCTCTTTTCCATCAAATTTACATACTGGTATGGCTTTCATTTTATGTAAATTCTGCTTTCTTATTTTAAGATATTTTTCATATCCTACTTCACTAGGCCTATCCATAAGATGTTCTATTTCTTTGTAAGTTAAACCTAATTGTGTAGTATCAGTTCTACCATCTGACCACAATCCATCTGTAGGTTCAGCCATTTGTATTTCTTCTAAAATATTTAAATGTTTACCCATATCCCATACTTGAGATTTGGTACAATCAGCGATAGGGGATATATCAACACCACCATCACCATATTTAGTATAAAAACCAACACCGAAGTCTTCAATTTTATTACCTGTACCTACAACTATTCCACTCGTACTTGCTGAAATTTGATAAAGAGTCATCATTCTAAGTCTTGCTTTTGAATTAGCTAAACCTAAATCAGATGTAAATCTTTTATCTATTAATGTATTTTCAAAGTTTAAAAAAGTATTTGTTAAATCAATATTTACTGAATAAGCATTTGTAAATTTGCGTGTTAGCCAATCAGCATGTTTTAAAGATAAATTATGATGCTCGGGTCTTTGAGAAATTGGCATAGATGCTACTAATGTTTTAATACCTGTTAAACCACATATAGTGCTTACAACAGAAGAATCAATACCACCAGATACACCTACTACTAAACAATTTGCAGGCGTGTCCATTGTTTCCACATAGTCTTTTATCCAATCTCTTATTATATCTATTCTTTTTCCAGTGTTCACCAGGTATCTCCTATCGGTATGTATCTTATCTCATTTTCTAATTTTAAGTACCTAAATGGATCTATTACAGTAGAACCAGACTTAAAGTAAAAATGTTTAAATGCCTCGTGTTTAGTTCCTATAAAAAATAGCTGTGGTTCAGTTTCCCAATTATTTTTTTTAGAAACTTCTTCCATATTCATAGAATCAACATAAGGATCCCACATTGTAACTTTCTCTCCTTTTTCTTCTAATATATTTTTAAGTAAAACAGATGGACTACCAACAGTCATGTTAGTTTCTGGCTTAAAACACTTACCTAATATATTTATTTTTTTTTCAAATTTTTCAGAAATAATTAAATCAGCAAGCCACTCTGTTTGTTTTTCTCTTTGTTTCATAATATTGTCATACCAATTATATGACAAATTTAATTTTCGAGCTAAATAACTTAAAGCTATATTATCACGTGGATGACAACCACCGCCGTCTCCCATACCACCTAACAAATATTTAGACGATATGATCCTGTCTGTGCATAGAGAAAGTGCTTTTGTTACATCGTCAACATTTGTATTTGGTAAATAATGACATGTTTCCATGATAGTATTAATCATTGCAATTTTAGTTGATATAAAAGTATTATATACCACTTTAATAAGTTCTGCATTTTCTAAAGTTGTTTCGTGAAATGGAGAATTGTTAATTGTTTTATAGAATTCTTTTGCTTTATTAGCTGCATCTTTATCATCTACACCAAATAAAATTATTTCAGAATTTAAAAAATCATCAATGGTTGTTCCCATTGCAATAAAAAAAGGATTATAACAAAGTTTAGTATGTTTTCCAAGTATAGGTTTTATTTCTCTACGAATTGTGCCTGGTAATACTGTTGAAATAATTACAACAATTTTATCTTCGCCATTTTTTTCTATTTCTTGAGAAAGATTCATAATTCCTTCTTTTAAATATTTATAATCAAAATCTGCTCTTTCTTCTGGAATTCTTGTTATGCCTTCATACTTTTCTGTATGAGGTGTTTGTATAGGAACAAAAATTATTTCACTTTCTTTTACAATTTCTTCAACAGGTTTAATTTGTATTTTTGATTTATCTAATAATTCTTGAGCACCTTTTTCTCTGTAGTCTAGAGTTTTAAATCTTATATTTCTTAAAGTTCTATCATTAATGTCAGTTCCTATAACTTTATGACCTTTTTCTTCTATTGCTAAAGCTACTGGTAGACCTAGTTTTCCTAATCCTAAAAATCCAATATTCATGTTTATTTAATTGTACCCCAATTATCTCCTTTCTCTATATCTACTTTGAGAGGTACACTTAAATTTACAGCATTTTTCATCAAATGTATAGCTTCGTCAACACATTTTTGTTGTAACACTTCAGCACTAAAATCTAATTCATCATGCACTGTTAATTTTAAATCTATTTCATCTAATAAACCTGCTTGCCATATTTTCAACATAGCAGATTTTGTTATATCTGCTGAAGAGCCTTGAATTAAAGCATTTAATGCAGTATGAGTATAAGCTCTTTTTAATTGTTGTTTAGGATATTTTGCATGTGCTTCTGATAATGGATATGCTTTTTCTCCCCACATATCTCTTGGTTCCCATAACTCAAATCTTCTTTTACGACCTAAAATAGTTTTTATAAACCCTCTGTTACTTGCCACATTAGATACTTGTTTAGATAATTCTTGAACAAATGGTACTTTAGTATGATATTTGTTAAATAAATCATAAGCAGTTTCTTCATCTAGCCCTAATTCGTTTGCTAATTTTTTTTTACCCATACCATAAAATAATCCTAGATTAATAGTTTTAGCTTGTTTTCTAGGAATGTTTGCCATAGTTGCTACCATTGTATGAAAGTCTGTATTTGCATCTTCGTGAAAAGCATCTTTAACATCATTAGCTGAGCTAATATTTTTAAGACTAGCATAATGCACTAACACTCGTGGTTCTTGTTGACTATAATCTGCGCAAATCCACTCTTGATCTTCTTCTGGTATAAATAGACTTCTGATCATCGGACCAAGTTCTGGATCTCTCGCAGGTACTTGTTGTAAATTAGGATATTGAGAGCTAAATCTTCCAGTAACAGTACCCATTTGATTAAAAGAACAATGTATTCGACCTTTATTAGCTTTCTCTATAATCATATTTTTAATGAAGGTATTTCTAATTTTATCTAACCTTCTTATTTGTAATATAGTTTTAGAAACGTCATCAGTTTGAGTTTCCAACCAACTCGCAGTAAAACTCGGAGTTCCCTTTGCGGTGTGGTTATACTTAATTGAATTATTATCATAAGCATTTTTTAACGAAGCATTTGCCCATACATTTACTTCACATCCTCCAAGTTTATTTAGTAAATTTTGATTATACTTTTGTTTTTTTTCAAGATCATTATATAATCTTTTTGCTCTTTCAACATCAACACGTACACCTTTACGTCTTATGTGAAATAACATAGGTATTAAACTATTTTCAAATTTAACAATTGTAGTTACTTCTTGTCTATAAATTTCTGGTATTTGTTTTAAATGTATTTCTAAAGTTAATCGAGCATCTTCTTTGGCATATTCTGCAACCTCGTTAGCATGTAATCTCCATAAATTTTCTTTAACCTTAGCACGTTTACCAAATCTATACATTACTGCTTGTTCTAATTC